AATAGGTATCTACTTCATCGGTATTGCGGACGATAAACCGGCGCGACTGCACATAGTTGGGCGACGTTTTGTAATCCGGAAAAAGGATCACTTTTTCATCCAAGAACCGGAGCAGGTTGTCGAGCGCATCGAAACCTTTCTTCCGCCATCCGCTCCGGAGGCTTTCTTCCTGATACTTATAGAGCGTTTGCGACTTTTCAGAATCCTGGCGCTTAACACCGGCATCAGCAATCAGATATTGCATTTCATCATAGTCATACCAAAAAGCGAGCAGGGCATTAGCCCGTTGCGCGAGGTAGAGGAATTTGATGTCATAGTCGGCGGTATCTTCCTTGATATCGGCGATATCGGTCATACCACCGTAGATATCTTTCAATTCTTCATACAGATCATCACCAATTAACGGACGGATAAAAAGCCCAAGGGTCTTGCCAAGTGCCGGACCGGCTGTCTTGAATTTTAACGCATTGGATGCTGGTAGATACGGGCGTATCTCATCGGCATCGTTCCATTTGTCTGCTGAGAAAATCATATCACGACAGGTTTTTTGTTGTACCCGATCCGGAATCGAGCGTTGTTAGTATTGTGTTACGGAACCGGAGTTCCACGTCCTTATAGCCATTGTAGCGTAGCATAATCTCGATAGGGTCGAGTATATTCTGACGGTCTATCCAAGCATTGGCGATATTTACCAGAAAGGCCTCGCGGATGTTGCTGCCTCCCTGATTGCCGGCATACGCTCCGCCGGGCATACCGGCACCCATCACGTTAGGGTTAATCATCAGCGAGAAAAGGATTTCCGAATTGGCCGCTGCGCTGGTGACTAATTTGTCTCCTTCCTTCGATTTGTTATCGAGGGCGGTAATCTTCCATTCTTCCTCCACCTTTTGGTTCAGATCATTTACGGCATAATGAGTAAAGAGCGGCTTTTCGGCGTTCTTAGCTCCGAGCAGGTTATCTTCGATATCATCCATATATCGCTGGATGTCGTCTTCACGTTTTTTTGTTCCTTCCTGATCGCTTGAGTAATTCGTCTCCGGAAACTTCTTATCCCAAAAGGTGTATGGTATCTGTATATGCCATTTCCATGTAGCTTGATTCTTGTATACCGTCTGGAGATAAAGTGGTACTTTCTTAGCGATGTCGAGCCAACCCGCCAAGTAACATCCCAACCATATCGGCTCACTATACGTCTCTTTATTACTCCATGAATCCCGGATAAGCATAACAGGGCTTTTGGTAGCCTTGCTTTCATACCGGCGTATATCCAAATCCATTTCCGGGTCATACTCCAGCAAGACATCGAATTCCTGGTAATCTTTCGTTGCAGGCGTTTCAGGCCATTTACCGGAGACGATGCAATATTCACGCCCGTCATCTTTTCGTTTGGTCAAACGCCAGTAGTATGCGTTCAGCGGATTGACTCCCACAATCTGATTGCCCTGTTCGTTCGGAATAAACTGGACGGCACCGGCACCGAATTTCAGGTAATCGCGAAGAGCCTTTTCCAAATAGCGCCGGATGGGACGGGAAAGAAGCTGCTGTTGAACCGCCTTATCCGGATAAGGATTTAGTATCTCGTTCCCCTTATCGTCGTACCCGTCAACCGTACAGGCGTAAATTCCTTGCCCGATTGTCAGGTTACGCAGGAATTTTAGCCCGGTATTCAATACACCGGTACTGGTGATTAGTTTATCTGCCCATTGCGGAAAGTCGTTTTGACTCCGCCAAAGTACTATCTTGTAGGAATCAAGGGTGAGATAATCGGTATCTTTCTCATCGACTGTCTGGGTGACTTTCTTCTGTTCCTGCTTGGTCATGGCATTGGACGGAGTACCACCGGTATGCCCGTGAATCCCATTTCCCCAGAACATCAACGGAACGCCTTTCCTGTTAAATTCTATGTTCATAGCATCACCTCCATATTGTTATACATCAATATCGAATCAATACCGGCAGGATATACATGCCCCTCTTTGTTCCCTTTGCAGTCGCAGGGTTGTATTCCCCGCTGCCTTGTTTCCTTCACATTGTATGGCAGGCCGCAGACATACGCTTGCGGTATATACCGAAGGTTCCCTTCCTTATCCACAAACTTGATAGAAATGATATTCCGTTTCCCGTTCGGCAGCCACCGGATATCCATCTCCTTCAGCATCAAGTTTCGTCGTATGTGCGTTGGTTTTTGCATTATTTTTTTGCTTTTAATTTCCATACAAAAATATTTATTGGAAGAACTGATGTCCTGCCAGAGCGAAGGCATTCTCTTCTCGTGTTACACGTATGTATTTAAAGAATGAACTCTCGGAGCGGTGCCCAGTAATTAGCATGATACGGTAGGTGGGTATGTTCTGTAGGAACATGTTAGTGGCGAAGCTCCGGCGAGCGGTATGCGATGATACCATCTCCCATTTTTCGACCGTTCGGGAGACGACCTTTCCACCGACCGTTCGTTCCCATAGCACTGGCTCGTTCAAGCCCACCTTACGGCATATTGTCTTAACGGCCCTATTGAAGTATTGCACGCACCGTGGCTTCGGAAGGTTGTAACTGTACTTCTTGAGTATCTCTCTAACAAAGCGGTGCATGGGCACGGAGACGACAGCGCCGGTCTTCTTCGTCTTGACGGTTATCTGTCCGATATCTGTTCTGAAGTTCGATTCATTCAGCCGCGAATAGTCCGAGTACCGAAGACCCGTCAGGCATCCGAGAATGAAATGGTCGCGTACATCCTGCTGGAACCGGGTCATCCCCTCGTAGTAATAGATACGAGTAATCTCAGTCATGGAGAGATAGACTGCCCCAACTTCCTCTTCGGGAATCATAACCTCCTCGTAAGTGTTGTTGACGGGGTATCCGTACAGTACCGCCTTGTGCAGCATGGCGTGCAAACGTTCGAGGTTTCCCTTGACGGTGTTCTGCATGTGTTGCTTCTCCACTTGTAGATAATGAACGAAGTGCTCGCAGAACTCCATATCTATGTCGTTGGTGTATGGTTCTTCGATTCCGTTTAGGGCGCAGAAGTCACGTACGTGGGCAATAGTGTTACGGTACATGTTCTTGTAGCGTTCAGATCGGTGGCAGCGTTCGAGGTAGTCGCTAACGAAGTCGATAAAGGGTTTGCGGGGTTTCGGGATGTTCTCTTCCCTCGGTTTGGTGAAGGCGGTTAATTTGTAGGCTTCCATGATAGTTACGTTTATGGTCGAGGCAATAAAACAACGGTTGCCATTTCCCGTTGCTAAACTACATCCGATGCCACATAGGGAACCGCATATAACCAGGAAAGACAACCGTCTTTTTATCTTGAGGCCATAAAAAAAGCCCCTTGTGTTCAAGAAAGCCACGCATTGCGCCCCCTCGGACATCATCAAATGTAGTTTAGCATCACAAACATAACTAATCATTTCGACAAAAACAATATGTAACCTCAAAAAAATCATATTTTCAAATTTGGTTCAAATTGTTCCCTAAATGAATTAATTTATTATATTCTCTATCCTTTGAATGAGAGTATCAAATTGTGTATATTGTTCATTTTGCAATTTCTCTACATCAACGTCTCTCGTATTGGTTAAATTATCTTTATTCATAATTACTATTGCATTCCCAGCAGCCCAACCAATTTGTGCTATATCTTTATTTAATCTAAATGTTGCGGCACCGATATGGGTAAATCCAGCCCCACGCGAAGCGACCAACACATTTTTTAATTTTTTTGGGATTAAACAACCATACGCTACTCCGTAAGGCTTTAAATTTGCTGTTATTTTAGCAACATTAATTGTAGAATCACCGTGTAAATCTACTGGGTGATTTCCTATAGCAATTTTTTTATCTAAATTATCCCCGTTTTTAATGTTCTGCGAAGATATTTTTATGTACAAATCATTTTCATTTAACATTCTTTCGCAATTTGTTCTATATGTTTCCCGAATCCCCAACATTGAAGCATTATTATTATATTTTCGTGTTGGTAGATTCCAAACTGCAAAACGCGCTGAATCACCGAATTTAATTGTTTTCCAATGTTGTATAGTTCTATTTATCATCGAATTAAATACAGTTTTTTCTCCATAGTCCAAGACAGCGGCTCCATTTGCAGTAATATCAGGATTTTGAGAATTCGGATTAGCGAGATAAGATACTGTATTAACGAATATATTGCCATCTGGAGAGGAGTAAATAAGAGCATCATTTCTATAATCAGCAATAACAGAGTTAATATCTTCTTCCCCTGTTAACAATCTATACATTAATGTCGGATAGTTTAAAGCATCAGGATTGCTAATTTCAGTTGAATTAGGCTCTAAGAAACCATGTGTTTGTTCATATCTATTCTTACTATCTGAACCGCGATAATAATCTATATTTAATTCGGGACAAACAGATCGAATTAATACACTATCAGCCGAACAGTCTATAAATTGATTTGCAATAATTTTTTTTCTTTTAAATGTTTTTTCATCAACGACAATAATATCTCCTATAATACCATTTTGCTTCAGTTCCCCTTTTGTTAATGCATGTGAAGTATAGATATCAATATGGTCAAGTTCATTTACATAATTCTGATATAAATCATTAATATTGTACGATACACATGCTTCAGTACGGCCATTTGTCAAAAAACGTTGTTCTATTAATGTGTCGTCGTATTGAATAGTTGCTATTTTTTCAGGCGTGAAGTCTTGATATGCAGTATTTACATATTTAGCTGTCCCGTTGTTTAACATCCGTTTAGTTAGTTCTTCAATCCAAGGTGTAGACCCCGAAGCGGCAGAACAATTTACATAAGCATTTATATGAGTACCGCCGATTGTATTTTGTTTTTCTATCAAAGCAACCTTTAGCCCGCTGTCTTTGAAAGCATATGCAGCACTTATTCCCGCTATACCAGCGCCGACTATAACTACATCATAAAATAAAGTTTCGGATATGCCTACACCACCATTTGTGAGATTTAAAGCCGTTTTATTTGCACGATAATTGCCATTAACATATACAATAAGATCGCCCAGTTCAACAAATTCTCCATTGGGTAGGTAAAAATTTGTCAATGGTAAATATACGCTTTTATCTGCGGCAGATAGTGGCAAACTGTCAAAACTCAGCACATTGCCTTTATATTTATAATCTTCATCAATTTGTTTTAATAAAAATTGTATCAATGAAAAACCGACAGAAAAACCACATTCTTTTTTTTGACTATTTACCTCTTTTTCCAAAACGGTCAATGTATCGTTAAAACGCCCTGTACCAATATAATAACTAAGACCTAAATATGCCGCGTCAAATGGCAATATTATATCGAAACTTTCTACAGGAACATTTGCAACTGGAGGAACAGCATAACCAATTAACTGTTGATTTGCATTATAAATAGTAATTACAGATGTTGTACCTAACCAACTGCCACTATATCGTATTGTTTTTCCTCCTGTAACAGGTAATAGAATTGGCACTCTATTCCAATTAGATGATGTTCCTAATGTTCCATCTTTTTTATAATATGACCCGCTTATATAATTAGAAAAATTAGTAATATCTAATATAACCTTTTCTGTTACATTTGCGAACGAGACAATATTTTCAACATTCTCTTTTATAATTATATTTGCGTCAATGCTACCTATTTCGCGTATAAAAAATGGTCTATCCGGCGATAAGGTTCGATTATATCGTATTATTCCTAAAGAAACGGCATTGTCAGGCATTTTTATTTTCCAAGGGCCGGTATATAAATTGGTGGCGTCAGGAACCGGCATAGTAATTCCCTCTATTTTATTTCCATCTTTATCGAAAAGTGCTAAATATGCCGTAGTTCCAACCCAAGGGATAGATATAAGGTATGTTTTACCACCATTTATTGGCACAGCATCTTCTGCCATAAGCCAATTACTTGATGTCCGTTCTAATCCATATCTTCCATAATATTTACCTGCAATAAAATTAGGTACATTTTGAGATGTGTATAAAAGTGGGTTTTCACTTATATAAAAATTAAAAAAATCTTTTAAATCATTTTGCTTAATATTTAGTTCATTATCTAAGTATTTTTGTATTGTTGGCCAATATTGTATATTATAATTAATTCCTTTTGGAAACCAATTTGATTGTTCTAATCTATTACTTATATGCCATCCATCTGAGAGTTTAGACCAATCAACTACTATATAATAATTTAAGGTAATGTCAGGCTCGGTGATTAGGAAACGTAACCGTACAATTTCGGTTTCAGAATATCGAAAATCGGTATTATATCTGTCTTTAACTGTAAATACTCCTGTAGAATTATCGATATAGCCTAATATAACAGCACACGCATTATCAATATTTTTATTTATTTGTATAAAT